TACAATCTTCTTCCGTAATCGTGGGGAAATTTTGAGCGGGAAAAAATGGTCGGCCACTGATGATTGGACGATGGAGGATACGCAGAAATTACCTCAGGCATGGCTTGAGCAAGTTGAAGCATTCATGGCTCTCGAAGATAAAGGACAGGATAATGACAAAGAACAAGATGAAGACAAAGAGGAGGAAGAGGGAAAAAACTAATAGAGCGGCTTGCTAGACAAGCCGACTACGCTATTAACAATGCCACTGATTGGACAGAAATATATTGTCAATTAGCTTCTCTGCAATTGTCCGATCCATTGTTCCAAGCAAGTAATTTTGCGCGTCTTCCCGTAAAGTTAATTGCTGATGTGCTTGAAAAAAGTTATAGAACATTGCATGCGAGGACGAATGCGGCAAGTATTAGCACTGCTAAGCTTGCCATGGTAGTGATGGGAGCGCTGGGGGCAAAGGGAGCAAAAATTAAGCTTGATCAGTTCCTTCCATATGAATTAGATGATGGCACGTCTTCATTGAAGCCATCAACAAAAGAAGCGCTTGAATGGGCGTTGAAGAACGAGAAGTTACCAGCGGCGATTGTAGGCATGATTGGCGCTGAACTTAGTTGAAAATGTTAGATTGGAACTATTATGGCTTAATTAATAATGGCCTATCAGCTTCGCTTTGAAAGTAATGCATTTCGAGCTGATAGCGCAATTGGCAGGCTTCTTGATGGACTATCCGCTCTGTCAAGAAACGTAAGGCGATTTACTGGAGCACAAATAGCTGAATATGGAGGAAATGAGCTTCGCCAGCTAAGGGGAATTAATGTTCGGACTTTTGAGAGGGCGATGGATTGGGCTGATGCTGATTTTGATCAGCAAATGGCAAGCGAAAAATGGGACTGGCCTAATACTACGCGAAGAAAAAACGGAGAAGTTGTCAACAGCCCTAGGGATATTGTGGACACGGGTGCATTGTTACAAAGTAAACGAAGGGAGCAAATTAGCAATTCAGTTGTTGACTTCATCTGGGATGATGACGTAGCTGAAGGCGTCCATGATGGCATGGTTAGCAAATCCAACAAGAGACTTCCAGCCCGGCCTTGGACCGAGCCCACTTTAGATGAAATTGAAGGCATCATTGAAAACATGCTTCGCCAAGGAGGACGCCGCTAATGGCACGTTATACGATTGATTTCACGACCAATGCAAACAGAATTGTTCGTGAAATTGAAGAAGTTAATAGGAAAGTTGCTCAAGTGGCTCGTACTGGTAAAAGCGTAAGGATTACGCTTGATACCGCCCCGTTGCAAACGGGCCTTAATGCAACATTTAGACAACTAGATAAGCAAATAGAAAGCATGCAGCGCAAGCTTTCTAAATTGCAAATTGGTTCTGGAGCATTTCGGTCTGCTGCTGCCAGCATTGGATTTAGAGAGGGCCAAAGAGAGCGTGGTCGGCTTATCGCTGAACCATTGCGCCTTCGTGGACAAGCTCAATCTTTCGACGAAGCCAGCGCTGTTCGATTAAATAAAGAGTTACAAGCAGCTCGAATTGAAGCTTCACAATTGGCGCCAAACACAGCGCCTTGGGTTGACTTGCAACGGCAAATTGGGCAAATTAATGTCCAACTTAAGGCGACAGATAGGCTTGCTGAAAGCATTCAAATGCAAGAAAGCTTAGGCGCATTCGCGCCCGGGAGCTTAAATGCTCTTGAAGCCAAGCTAGCTGTATTGAGAAATAGAGCAAGAGAAATTGCTCCCGATACAACTGAGTGGAAACAATTAAACAAAGAAATTCTTGACGTAGAAAGGGGCATTGAAAAGCAAACTCGTCGTCCTCTTACTGGAGGTCAGCGCCTAGGTGCTGCCGGTGGAGCATTTCTCTATGGCGGCGGATTAGGAGGGGGCGTTGGTAGTGCTGTTGGTGGCATTGCCGGCGGCCTTATGGGAGGAGTTCCTGGAGCATTTGCTGGCGCTGCATTTGGCCAATTAGCGGATAATCTTGGCGGAATGGCAGCGGGAGCAACAAATACTGCTGCAACCATTCAGCAATTGCAACGTGGACTCGCGCTTGCTTCTATTGATGCAAATGATTTTGCTGAAGCGCAAAAGGCAATTGCAGAAAGCAGCAATACGCTTGTTGTCCCCATTGAGCAAGTGTATCGCCAATTCACTCAACTGCGAGTGAATACTAAGCAATACAATATGAGCGTTGAAGAAACGCAACAAATTTTAGAAGGCGTTGTGCTAGCCGTATCTTCCGTCGGTGGCTCCATGGAAGACGTAGATGGTGCCATGCGAGCAGTGGTACAAATCTTTAGCAAGGGCAGTGTACAAGCCGAAGAACTTCGCGGACAATTAGGTGAAAGATTTCCTGGCGCAGTAGTTAAGTTTGCGCAGGCCAATAAAATGAGCTTTGATGAGCTACAGAAAGCTCTAGAGCAAGGTCAAGTAACAGTTGGTGACTTTGTTAATTTTGCCAAAAAGAATTACGAGGATTACGCAAAATTCTCCGAACAATTAGCAACTGCTCCTGAATTTGCTGGTCGTCGCCTAGAAAAGGCAATGAATGATATGCAGATCGCCATTGGATCTGTACTTGGCCCTGCAGGGGCGCAATTCCAAAATTTTGCAACCAGCGCCATTGAGTCTATTACTGATTTTGTCACCAAAAATAAAGATTTACTCATTCAAGTGGGGAAAGATTTTTCAATCCTCTTCTCAGGCATTGCTTCATTGGCATCGCAAGCGGGCAATGCAATCATGAAAGTGATGGGGCCTGTTTTGAATTATATCGGAGAAGTAATTAATCGACTTCGGATTATGACAGGCACGGCCACTGCCGCTTCTGCTCGTGCGGAAATGGACGCGGCATTTGCCGCAATGAAAAAATATGGACCGGGAAGGACAAAATATCAACAAGGTGGTATTGGATATATGAGCGACAAAATTGAATACGATAAAGCCGCTAAGCGATATGAAGACGCTGAAAAGCAATTCAAAGCCGCCGGTGGCAGTGCGGCTATAGCATCTGCGGCGTTACCCAAGGGAATTGAATTTGGCGGACCAGGCGCCGGGATGAGCTTAGATACTGCTGGTGGAAAAGCACCAAAAGAAAATAAAACAAGGCTGCAGGCCTATAGCAGCAAAATGATAGAAGTATTGAGGGCTCGATTAAAGGAGGAGACGCTTGCCATTCAGACCAGCGATCAATTAAATGCAAGACAAAAAGAATTAAATATTGCTTCTTTGGAATATGAATATGGCTTGAAAATTATTGAAGAGCAGCTTAAAGAAGTTAGCAAAGAAAAGGGCAAGATGTCCGCAGCAGATGCCAAGTTGGCAATGGCCGAAGCTAATCAAACTGCAGCGAGTGAGAGAAGTAGTTTGAAATATGAATACAATAAGGCTGTTTTAGGAGACCTTTCTAATATCGCGGAAGACTACGAGAAAAAGATTGCCGAACTTACGCTATCAATCAATGCATTAAATGTATCTGAAGGAGAGGCGACAAACGTTCAAAAGGCAGAATTGATGCTGTTTGAACAATTGAAAGGCGTTAAGGAAAAAGATATTCCGCTCACGGAGGCACGACGGAAGAAGATCATGGAGCTAGCAGCGGAACTTGACCGTTTGCTGGGAATAGAGAAAGAAATTACACGAGAAAAAGAATTAAGTCAGGCATTGGAGGCTAAACGGACAGAGACTGGCATGATCGGCGGTGGTCTACGTGCAGGTTTTATTGGAGAAGCTGCTTCTGTTTTTGAGCAGGCAATGATTGATACAAAAGGTGATGTTGATTACGCCACTCAACTTGCCAACATTGAGACAGCGGCAATGCAGCTTCGTAGCGTTTTTGAAGGTCTACAAGGTGCCATTCAAGGCGTAAGTTCTGCTTTTGCAAATGTTCTCACTGAAGGCGTGACTAACATGATCGCTGGCACCGCCACTGCTAAAGAAGTGTTTGCCAGCTTTTTACAAAGCGTTGGCCAAGCGCTTTCTCAAGCTGCTTCGCAAATGATTGCTACTTACATCGCCATTGGCATTGCGAAAATGTTTGCAGGTCTTGGAGGAGGCGGCGGAGCGGACATGTCGAAATCTGGCATTACAGAAGGCACTCTTGCTCCCATGCGGCAATATACAGACGCGGCTGGAAACATGGCCCCTAACTTGACGTTTGCCAATGGCGGCATTGCTCCCGGAGGTTTCCGAGCCTTTGCCAACGGTGGCGTCGTTTCCGGCCCCACTCTTGGCCTTGTAGGTGAAGGGCGTTACAACGAAGCCATTGTTCCCCTTCCCGATGGCAAGAGCATTCCCGTGCAGCTTGGCGGCAAGTCTGCCCGCGATCTAATGGGAGGCAATGCTCCTGGCATGCCCGCCGCTCCTTCTCTCAATATGAAATTCGAGACTACCAAGATCAATGGCGTAGAGTATGTAAGCAGGGAGCAGTTAGAAATGGCCATGGCAGAAACACGTCGTGCTTCCATTTCTGGAGGAGCAAAACAAGGCATGGCAATGACTTTAGATAAAATCAAACAAAGCCCCTCCACTCGTTCTCGCATTGGTATGCGCTAATGGCAGTTTTTCCTTCTATCAGACCCACTAGGCGCTCTTATGCACCGGGACAATTCCCTACGAAAGTTTATCGAGGACTTTCTGGCGCCACTGTCAAGCGCATCTTTGGCAATCGTTCATTTGGTCATTCCATCGAACTAGAGTTTGCCAACATCACTGATGCTAGTGTGAAGCTTATTCTTGATCATTACTATGGACAAGCCGGAAACTACGCGCGTTTTACTCTGCCCAACGATACGTTTTCTGGCATGAGCGATAGCCTTCGCGGCGTTGTACAAGCTCCAACCAGCATTCTCTGGGAATACGCTCAGCCTCCGCAAGTTGAAAGTGTGTTCAATGGAAGAAGCACTGTTACAGTGAGCCTGATTGGCGAGCTTGATTATTCTGGGGCCTGATTACAATGATGCCAACAATTCGAGTGGCGCATTTTGCTTTTATTCAAACAGCAAATGGACGCTCGCACTATTATCAGAACTATTTCTTTGGCAAGGATTTTACTGCCGTAGCAATTCCTGGCAGCGCTTCTCCTTTGTATCGTCATGCGCCATTTCAAGCGCAGGGCTCCACTGCCGCATTGGGAGGAGACAATCCTGCTTTGCAGCTTTTGTTTCCACATTCTCCTTTCGCTATTGCGATGGTAGAAGATGCAGAAGGCAATAGGCTTAGCACTCTAGAACTTAAGACAGTATGGATGGCAAATAGTGGGGACTTGACGAACTATGCAGCTTATACAGTGACCAGTCAATATGTGGAATACTATGTCGGTGTGGGTGCTGCATTTAGTGACACTACGATTGAACTACGCTTCAGGAGCGCAATGGATAGCGTGGGTGCTGGATTTCCAGGGCAGCAATTATCCAGGCAAAATGCAGGCATTCTCCCATTGAACTCTGATTTGATCCTGCAATGATCAATGATCTAATTGGTCTGTCTTACGAGCGACGGGCTCGACCTGCGGATGGCAATGGCAAAAGTGATTGTTTCATGCTGGTTTGTGAAGCACGAAGACGACTAGGGCTTCACGATTACGAGCAAGATTTTCAATGGGCGTATGATCAATATGATGCAGGCAATCTGCCAATGCCTCGCATTATGCGATGGTTATTGACCAACGGAAAGAAGACTACAGAATTAAACGATGGCAATGTAGCAATAATGAAGAATCTTAGTGGTGAGTTGGCAGTGGGAGTAGTTTATGATAGGGGGATACTTATCATTGCAAAAGGAGCAAGGTCGTTCTGGGTGGCCGAACCATCTCTTTCTGCGATTAAGCTATTTGCAATGCTGCCTGATATTAAGTGATGAGACGCCTTCTTCCTTACGAACGTGCCTTGATTGACACTCTTGGCATTACAGAAGAAGATTATTTTCGTTTCATTGCTTATCAAGAGCAATATAAGGACATCAAAGATGGCAGCATTTTAGATATTCGCAATGGCATCGAAACTGTTGCTCTTGTTCTTTCCATCGTAGGAACGCTTGCATCGGTGGCGTCTGCGTTGTTGATGCCGCGTCCACAGATTCCTCAAGAAGCAAGAGCAGGCGTTGGTCGTAGAGAGCGCAGATATAGCCCTAGGTTCGGCTTTGATAGCGCTCAAGACTTAGCGCAATATGGCGATCCTGTTAATTTGGTTTACACAGACATTGATACTAATCCCGATGGCGGAGTGAGAGTGGCTTCGTCGTTGCTATGGTCTGCTGTGCATAGCCATGGAGGCAAGCAATACATGCAAATGCTTGCGACCATTGGCAGCTCTGATATTACAGAAATTGCTCCTAATCGCACTGCTTTTGGACAAGTGCCACTCAGGCAATTCGTTAACGCCGGTAATTGGTTGTATTTCCGCAATGGCGGTCCTATTGCTTTTAGCAATCTTCTAAATCCGCCAGGCGACACGTCTGATCCATCTCGCACAGGCAGAGCTGGCGGTGAACTTGCTTACCGTCCTTACATTGTTTCTACTGAATCGTTTAGTGGCTTTAGCCAGGCATTTTCCCCTTCATCGTTTTCTGAATTTGGCATTACTAGCCCCATTCCAATCAATGTAAATATTTTTGAGCGGGAAGATGATGGCTCCCCGAAGGGTAGCCCTAATCGCATTGAGATGGAAGATAAGGGTATTTATTGGCCGGGTACATACGGCAGCGCTCGCACGCCATTTCCCGTTGGGCAGCAAGTAAAGCTGCGCATTGCAAAAACTGATGGCAAAGGAGACTTAGCAGAAAAGGCAGCGGAAGAAGATCGCTTGGTCGCTGCTTCTTCCATTGATGGTGCCAGTATTTACAAGCTTGGCAGTGCCAAGTTTAAAGTGGTTGGCATGAGCGGGAGCGAAGATTTAAACAATGCCGCTCTGAACGTGACGTTGCAATGCACCGAAAGTGGCTTTGGACCAGAGGAAGACTACAGCACTCGCAGTACATTACAACAGGAAGATGAACTTAGTTCCGAAATTCCTGCTCTAAAAGCGGAAAAAGAGCGACTAGCCACGCTTTTCAATCCGACAATTACTGTACAAAATTTAACGGCGGCACAGCGATCTGCGTTCAATAGGTTTAATTCATATTACAACCAGCTAGAAACGCTGCTTGATGATATGATCATGTACAAGCGCATTAACAAGTCCAATAGGGCAGAGTTGGATGAGTTTGTTAGTAGAAACGAAGACCT